TCTCTTCTTTGACAGCTTTCTTGTCTTTCTGTAGTGCCATAAGTTTGTCGGCAACATCACCTACGTGTTTGATGAGTTGTCCAGCAACTTCGTATGCTCTAGGGTGATCAGAAGACATAGCCAGATCAAGAGCACCGTTGACAGCTTCTTGTCCTTTGTCCACCAGCTGGTAAAGATTTCCTCGTGCATATTCATAATCATCCTGTACTTGATCTATTGTTTCCACCTTCTTCGGAGGTTTTTTAACCTCTGGTTCAGGTGTTACCTCTGATACTGATTCAACAATATCAAATGCTTTGTCTAGTTCGTTACTCATAATAAGAAGTTGTCTCCGAGAATCCAAAGTCATCACCACTAGTTAGTAGTGCATCATCTGTTCCGTCTATCAAGTCAATAGGTGTACCAGCTGTGGCAGCAGCTGCAGTGGTACCATTCTGTGCTCTCCTAACAGATAGTTTGTTTGGAGAAGATTTACTCTTAACATACATCACTTCATTACCAATCTCAATATATGACTGAGTTGGAATGTTGGTGTAGTCTACCACTTCAATTGTTAGATTTCTGGTAGTGATAGCACCTGCAAGTTCTGTAGTACCATCCTTGTTCTTGTCCTCCAACGCTTTCGGTGTAACCTGATAAGCAATTTGTCTGGTTGCTGTAGCAGAAGGCATAGTAGTATAAACATCTGTCTTTGCTTTTTTGATAGGACCAGCAGTTCCAACAGGACCAAAGATGTATGTCTTACATGTAAACTGCATGGTGACTAGAGTTATCTTTCTTTCATCGAAAGATCCTTCATAGTCATCGCTATAAGAAATACTATTTAAAACAATAGGTATATCTCTATAGTCTGCCATCTCCTCAACTAACTTAATTGTCATTTGATAAGAGGGTTGGAAGACAGGTACTATCTGTTCTAGTATCTCTAAAGATTCATCATTCGTTTTAGAGATGACATTTAATTCAAAATCTATATTATATGGTACAGGTGTGAATTGTTTTCTGGTTACTGAATTACTCTCTCCCTTTGTATTGATAGTAATAGGACTTAGTTTTCTAGTACTGTCATATGAAATACCCGTCATCTCGAAAGATAAACGGGGAACTGTGATCGCAACCTTCTGGTTTAGATCTGCCTGTTGTTCTAGTCTTGCTAAAAATTTCTGTCGAGGACCGTATGCTAGAGGAACTTTCATCCTACTGTATATCGAACCGTCCTTGTTCTCTTTTCTACATTCTATGTTATTGAATAGTGTACCAAATCCAATGACGCACTTTCTAATAATCTTGTTGTATGTGTATGCACCTAACATTATAAGTTACCTGATAATCCAAATGGGTTGCCTTCACTGAAGTCAATGATGTCATCTCCGAGTGTCTCGAAAGTGACAGCTTCAGAGTATTTAGGATCAGCCGTTGCTTGCTCATCATAACTATCTAGCACAATTGTAGCCCCAGACTCTGATCCTACTAGAGATTCACCTACTGAAAATGTTCCAGTTGGGGACTTCAGTTTAACCCAACCTTCACCTGCATCCCACTCTACCATGTTAGCAGTTGCACCACTGGTACTACCAGTAACTGTTTCAGGTACAGTGAATGCTCCTGAAATTCCAACAGGTGCAGAAGAGAATGCTATCGTTGCAGATGTATAGCCCGTACCACCGTTGTCTATATCAACTACCTTAACACTCTTATATCCAGAACCACCATTGACTATATTTAATGAAGTCAATACACCATTGGTAAAAGTAGGAAGTATAGTTGCAAATCTACCAGGACTATCGGGTGAACTAACAACTAAAGATACTCTATCCTCATCATAGTTTGCACCACCACTTACTATCTGCACAGCCCTAATCTCACCCTCCTTAACTGTTGCTCTAATAACAGCAGATGCAGTTGGTGATCCACCACTTAGAGTTATGTTTGCAAGATATGCTGTTGCAGTTGCACCTGTACCATCACCAGATATAGTAACTGTAGGTGCTTCATTATACTTAGATCCATTTGCAGTAATATAAATCTGATCTACTACTCCACTTGATACTGTTGTAGTACCTGTAGCAGTGACACCGTTTACAGGCAAATAGTAATGTTTGATAGTATAACCGTAATCGACAAGTTCCTCATCGCTGTCAAAGACATCTCCTTGCTCGTCGCTGTACTCGAATAGTTCTGCTTTCAGTTTGTATACGTAACCTTTACCTAACTGATAGAATGGTTCTTCATGCTCTACAAATTTTATCTCAAAGTAATTACTTGTTAATGGAAAATATATTAAGTCACCTTCTTGTGGTCTCTCAGGTGCTTTGTAATCTGGATCTAACAAAAGGAACTGAGATACAAGATCACTGAATCTTTGAGCAGAAATAATCATAGTTATCTCATCAGTCTGTGCCACACCAAACTTTGTAAGTAGATCTCCATTACCTTGGAAACCTTCTGGGTTCTCTAGGTATGCTTCTATAATATATGCATCATTAAACTCACCAACTACCTCCTCATTAAAAACACCATCAGTTTGCATGATCTCTCTAGGGCAATAGAGAATATCCATCCCAAACATTTTAAGATGTTCTTCTACTAGATTCTGCAATAGGAACTGTTCGTTCCTAGTGCCATGTGTAAAGAAAGTGGTTCTTGCCATTAGCCAATCATATCCATTGGTGGAGTTTCATATACTGAAAGCATTTCGTCTTCTAACTTTGCTACTTTCTCTTTACCTTCGTTGTATATAAACTCACCATTCATCGTAATTCCACCTGGCAACTGTGCTCCTTGGAACTTGATTAAGTTAGCACCCCATTGCCTTTGAACTAATGCAGTAACATATCTCTTCATCCAAAGATCATTGTACACATCAGTATCTGCGGTAGGATCTATAGCACGATAACATTCTAAAACTAAAAAGTCATCCACTCTAACATCAGTCTTCCAATCTAGATCTAAGTATAGTTTATTTCCTCTTAGTTGAAATCTTGTTTGCTTCTGTCCCTCTAGCAAATAGTATATGTCTTCCAATCTACGGTTAACCATTTCGTAGGTTAATATTTCTGTATTAGTTAGATCCCATAGATCATTTAATCTCCACTGGTATCTGACATCAAATAAGTTAGTTACGTTTTTAGATACAAATGGGAATACCTTGATGACACTAGTGATATGATCTGGCATCGTAACGAAATTATTCTGCTCTAGGTAAGATACTGGTAATGCATTGGAAGTACCAGATGCAATAGTTGTAGTAGTATCAGTGACCATGTTATCACGCATGGCTTCAGTCCACTTAATTTTTACGTGGGTTCTGATATATCCATCACTGTTTCTTTCATTGTAAAATTGGATAGCATCATCTACTAGATCATCTATCTGATCATCATCTATGTTTATTTCAAGAACAGGAGCACCGTTTTGACGTAGTGCATAATCTATAAGTCCTTGTCTCGTTGAAGCTTTAGCCATGTTAAACAGGATTGACGTTGAATCTTATTCTTACATAATATGTAGTATTAGCACTAAGGTTAACAGCACCAGGTAAGGTATAAGATGTTAAGTTTGTTGAGTTACCAAGAGATTGGTGAACGATTGTTGCGAATGTATTCACAGGAGCGAATTGCCAGTCACTAGATGAATGTTGATAACCACTCTTCATTGCAATAGGATCTACATTAATCGTTGGATTAAATGCAGGTGTAATTGTTTGAATGTCTGGTTGGTCAACAAGTGGAGTAGAGAAATTAACTGCTGCTGTGTACGCACTCTCCAAATTTGCGTTGTCTTTAAACTTGACCTGTACTGAATATGCAGTGTCAAAATCTAGAGTTGCAGTAGGCACAGTAAGTGATGTTTTATTATTCTCATCACCATCTGGTAAAGAACTAGTTGTGTCGTAAACAGTTACGTTATCACTAACTCTTCTTATTCTCCAGAAAGTTGCCTTGTGTGTTGAACCTGCATACTCAGATACGAATGGAGCAGTGGATATAACTGGTTGTCTTGATAATGTTTTAGTTGTGTCTGTATCAATGAATGGAGTAACAGATGCAGGTGCTGATACAAATTCAGATTCATTAACTGTTAATGTTGCTGCAGCAGATGTTACTGTGGTTGCAGCTGCGTTAGTAAGTACGCAACGGAACTGTTCAGATGGAGTGGTTGGATATGTGGTTGCAGGAGTTGTATATGTTGCTGAGTTTGCACCATTAATAGCAGTCCAATTTGCTCCACTATCAACAGACTTCTGCCACTGGTATGATATTACATCACTTGTAATAGAAGCAACGATATTGAATGTTGCTGTTCCTCCCTCAATTACACCTTGAGACTGTGGTTGTGTACCGATTGTTATGACACGTAAAACTGTCAACACTGCAAAGGTAGAAGTTATATCTGCTGCTGCTCCAACCAAAGATGCTACAACACGATAGTAGTCGTTACCATCATTAGCATATACAAGAGTTGGTGTTGTATATGTTGCACTTGTTGCACCACCTACAGAACTGTAGTTTATACCACCATCATCAGATTTTTCCCACTGGTAAGTTGCAGCACCACTACTTGTAGATGTTGCTACTGTAAAGTTTGCAGTGCCACCTTCATTAGCAGTTGTATTTGATGGTTGTGCAGTAATAGAAAATGTCCTTTCAACAGTCAACACTACTTCGTTTGTTGTTACAGGTGATGCTGCACCGATTGCATTAATAATACAACGGTATCTGTCCCCGTTATCAACTGCGTATGTTGTTGCACCTGTTGTATAAGAGTTGGTTGTTGCCCCACCAATTGTTGACCAACTAACGCCATCATCAGATTTCTCCCACTGATATGTTACTGATGGTTCATGTGATGACTGACCTTCAGCACCACCACCTCCACCACCACTAGGAGTAGCAAATGATTCAGTATCAAATGAAGATGATGCAGCGTTACCACCGACAGGTGACATTGTAACTCCACCTAATGTGGTAAATGTTGCAGTAGCAGTTTCATCAACTGTCTGTCCTGTAGGTTGATTTGTGACAACTACAGTTACGGTTTCAACTTGTAATGTAGCAGCATTAGAAGGTATAGTTGTTGCACCTGCACATGAAAGTAAACAACGATATTGATATTCATCTTGTGTTGTACTTAGTGTCTCAGTAGTATATGTTGCAGTAGTACCACCAGAACCTGTAGATACGTTAGACCATGATGCTCCAGATGTAATAGATACTTGCCACTGGAATGTAATATCACCTGCGTCATTGTCAGATGTATTAGCAGCAACACCAAATGAAACTGTACCACCAACCGCACCAGTTGCATTAACTGGTTGAGAGGTTACACTAATAGTTCTCTGTAATAAAGCACGTGCAGTACTACTAGTTGCATTAGTTGCACCAGCAACAGAGACTATGCAACGGTAGTAATCTCCATAATCATCATCGTAAGTTGTAGCTCCAGTTGTGTAAGTTGTAGTAGTAGCACCACCTATAGTTGAAAAACTAATTCCATCTCCATCCTCTGATTTCTCCCACTGATAATTTAGAGATGCACCATCTAACGTACTAGCAGCAATAACAAATGATGCTGCTGCAGGTGCTATAGCATTACTATCAACTGGTTGTGTACTTATGCTAATTGTTCTGAATACTGTTAGTGTAACTGCATTTGTGTAGGAAGGTGTAACAGCAGTGTTTGTATTCAGTTTACAACGATACTGATAAGCGTTCTTAGCAAAGTCATCATCTACAGTCAGTGTATTTGTAGTTACTCCACTATATCCACCACCATTAGAAAGAGGAGACCAACCTACTCCACCGTTAGTTGACACTTCCCATTCAAATGTGATAGTAGATCCATCAGAACTAATACCAGATACAGGACCGAAGGTAGCAGTACCACCAGAACCTGCTTCTACTGAAGCATTACTTGGTTGTCCTGTGATCGTAACAACAACACCAGTTCCTGTAGTTGTGAAATTATATGATTGTGCGTTACCTGTTATGTTCTCGGTAACAGTAAAATTAAATGATGAATCTATATAATCAGCAGTTACAGTACCACTCAATAGACCTGTTGTAGTATCTAATCCCAATCCAGATGCAGCAATACTATCTCCACTAAGAGTATATGCTTCCAAGGTTGGTTCAGACGCAAAAGTAGTACCACTCAAACCCAAGTCTACACTGACACTCTGACCATTTGTAAATGTTCCTATAGAACCTGAACTAGTTGTCCAAGTAACATTAGTATCAATATACGGGAAGAATGCTCCACGCTTTGTTGTTAGTGATGCACCAGTATCATCATATTTGAAATCAACACCACTATCTACTGGATAGTAAACTACGTTAGTATATGTACCAGTACCTGCAGCTTCCTGTGCATCTGTTTGAGATCTTAGTGTTACTGATCTAGAAACTACACCATCAATACTTTCATGTGTTTTTGATTCTGGATCTACAAGTGCAAGATAGTTTCCACTACCACCACCAGTTGTGCCAGCTGTAGCATTACTTGTGTTCTGAACTGTAATAGTATTATTGACAGAACTCTCTGCCTGAATTGTTAACCATCCACTCTGTGATAATGCAGATACATCTATACCACCAACAGTAACACCGCCAGTACCACCAGGTGCAGATGAAACTGTGATAGTTCCATTCATTGCATTGTGAGCAGAACATTGATAGTAATATGTTCCTACTGTATTTGGTATCCATGATACTGTTGCAGTTCCAGTAGAACCTTGTCCAGTAGCAACAGGCGTGGTTACTTGATTAGTAAGTCCAGTTCCTTGTACAGACTTGATATAAAATGGATGAGAAGAACTAACACCTGATAAATTGAAATTGATAGTGTCTCCAACATACACAGTAACACCTGCGTTGTTTCCACTCACCGCACCGTTTCTATCAGTTCCACTTAAGGTATAGTAAGAGAATGAGGGTGCTGTAGTTGTTATATTAAATGTTGTAGCAGCAGTTCCACCAGCACCTGCAGTAGATCCAGTTGTTCTTAACTGACATTTCTTACCTACATTACCTATGAAGTGTGAGTTGTCCGCAGGATCAAACTTAACTACAAGGAATGAAGATCCATTTGAAGTCTCATACGGGTTATCTATCAGTCTTCTATCATCAATACTATTGGTAGGATAACTTGATATAGCACCTCTTGTTATATCTCCAGTTGTTCCACCAGTTCTAACAAAGGTCTTGGCAAGACCAGGTAAATCGTTTGTGCTTAATGTATATCCATTCTTACCACACCATGCTGCAATGATACCTGCGACTAAAGGACCTGAGAATGATGTACCTGCAATGGTCTGATAGTTTGCTGTGTTTGTATATGGTGTATTAGCAGTCCAGTCATATTGTGGTGTAAGTAACCTAGCACCAGGTGCCACTGTGGTTACGCCATTACCATAGTTGGAGAAATCTGCCCACCTATCATTATATTCAGATGCACCAACAGATATCTTTTTCTGGTTAGTATCTGTATAGTTAACACCACCATTAGTATTATCTGAATAACCTGCAGTTCTAGTACCTGCAATCATCTTACCTTGTATAGGTCCTGCAAACGCATCACTGCTATTCTTGAATCCGTTACCTGCTGACCTGACTACAATAAGATTATTTGTACTAGCAATAGTACCTTCAATGTCATCGAGGATTTCCTCGTCAGTTCCACTGTCATCACCACTGTCGTTCAGTTCAACATATGGATATGTTTCTGTAGGAATGGTAGGTCCGAATGATGAGTTGATTACAGCTGGACGATTGTTGCCTTTATAATTGGCATTAGCACTATCATTGTGATCAATAACTGCCTGATAAGCACCTAGGATATCGGTGTAACTACCAGACAAAGCACTGTTAAAACACTTAAGTGCATAGATCTTGGCGTTCCTACTGATGCCAGCCGTTCTTCCAGCTGCCATGATTGCACAGTATGTACCATGTCCATTGTCATCTTCGTTAGTACTATATGGACTTGTATATCCTCCTACCTCAAACACCCTATAGTTTTGTTGTTCTGAAGCACCGTTTAGGTCTGATACAAAGTCTGGATCATACAACTCAGGATGAAGAGCAGCGTTAGTTCCTGTTGGTCTACTTGCACCACGAACACCCGTGTCAAGAATGTAGATGTCAACACCGTCACCTGACTGATTGTAACTAAATTGATTGTTTAAATATTGTCTGTCTTGCTTTGATAATCTATCTAAGTGCCAGTAATCATGTACGTTGATTGTACCGAATCTATCTGGTACAGCACCATATCGTCCCATACCAGGATGTGCTGTACAGTAATAATATAGTATAGATGGTGTAGTAGATCCAATAACTATCTCTACTTTTGCACCTGCCTGACCTGGTACTCCAGTTGCAGTAACACCTGTAGACATTTCAGATCCACCTGTAGTGTGTATACCATCTGGAATTAAAGAAAATCTTAGTGGGTGAGTAAGGTTTGATGAATCAGACTGGTCAAATGTGTATGTAGATCCCTGTAAGAAACCAGACTGGTTATTAAATCTTGAATATGTACCGCCTTGACTTGATGAAAAAACGTAATAGTTTGCTCCAGATATATTTTGTACCTTTACATATATGGTACCAGTACCACTACCTAATAGGTTTCTCGTATTAGAAGTCGCATTCGTTTCTCCAGTTGTATTACTAGATACGTCTCCACTAGTATCAACTGTTAAAACACTTGCATCTACTGGGTCGAGAGAAAACGCTTCTTCATCCCATGTTACTTTCTTGACAACCGAAAGAGCCCTCAACCTTTCGATCAATCCAGATTCATACTTCTCTGGACACTCGAATGTGATGATTGAAAAACTTCTATAGGATGTTACATATGTTAAGTAACCATATGTTTTTAGGATACCCGCAGCTGCAGAATCCAAACTATATCCATCAGCTACTCTTACGACTACACGCTTCATTCTAATTTGGCACTATTATCCTTCAGATGTATTTATGCCTTATTTGTTTCTGTAAGCTTTAGATACTTTTGAATGTCATCTGAATCCACAGTTCCCATCCTTTCAGTTGGTTTACTAAATTTAAGATCATGCTTTTGATCAAATTCAAACTTCATCCTTGTATGTGATCTTCCTCTCTCTACAATGATATGATAATACTTCCCATATACATTCTCCGTAAACCCAATAGAGATAATCTCACGGTCATTATAAAGATCACCTACCCTAAAAGGGCAGGTGTCTAGCGTACCATCAAATTCTCTTTTGAGGTGTTTGGAGTTTAAATGTTCTTGTTGTCTAAGATGACTTGACTTCTTGACCATCTTCCTCAGGTGTCTTTAGTGTCATGTTAAGTGCTTCTATTGCACCTTCCAACCTAAGCACCTGATCACCACGTGTCTTAAGTTGCTTTTCCAGTTCGACGATTGTTGCCTTCTGATCCTTGAGTTGATCGGTGAACTCCTTCACCATTTTTTCAGCGTCCATAGTTTAGAATGATAAGTGTAATATTTATAGTTGTACCTTAGTGGCACTAGCGTTGATAGTGGGCGGTATGCTCCACTCCAGTTGAACTTGAGCGACTACTTCGTCAGATGGTCTAGGATCATATGAGAAATTAGGTCCAGCATACTGCCAAACACCGCTACCGTCATACCCAGTGGCATCCTGAGTCTGTGCATTGAGTACAAATTTATACTCTAACTTACAGATCCACTCTCCACTCTTGTACAAGTCAACTGTTTTTGAATTTGGGTCGAATGACATTTTAATTACTTAACCTGCAAAAGTATTTATAGACCTAAAGTAAGAGGTTCTTTGTAGTGCCTTATCTTCTTCAGTTGGTTCAGCACACTCCCAATCAGGATTGAATCCTCTCTTCATTGGAATAATATGTGTCAATGGAGTACCTGCCTTTATTATTTCAGTCCCTTCATTAACATGCCAATACAACTGTGATATTACTTTAGTTGATTCTAATGGGTCTAGTATACCAGTCACACTTGTAAACCTTCTTTCATCAGTATAGTGTAGGTTAGTTACTAAAAATACAACATCCCTTCTACACTTTCCTACTTGCCAACCTGCATCCACCTTTATAATACTCTCATTGGTATTATGGGGAGGAGGGCAATATTGATGAAGGACTTCGGGTTGGTGACATGCAACAGGAGCAAACCCCAATTGACTATGTGAAAATGGTATATTGACATTAATACTTTTACCATCACCATTAGTGTTGATCCTAATATCAAATGGACACACTAAAATATACCCAGTATGAAATAGGTTTGTTAAACCAGGACATCTACTGATGTTCTTAATAAAAGTTCCTATTTGATTCGAGGTATAGAATTGAGGTGAAAAAGGACAGTTGCTTTTTAACTCTTCAAGTTTTTGTTTATATTTTTTATTTGGTTCTGCCATCCAAGTTCTCTTTACTTTGGATGCTGATACTATTGGATAGTCCTCAAGAATTCCAGATACGGAATTTGTAAATCTAATTTTACCCATCAATCCTATTCACCAAATCATTACCACCCCAACTAAAGTTGAAATTTATTAAACATCTACGTCCTTTGAATGGAGGTGAACCTGCATGAAACTGTCTAGACGGAAACTGAATTAACGTACCTGCCTTTGGAGTAATCTGATCAATAGGATACCAATCATGGGTTCTCCTATCCCCCATACCTACATCATCAATCGTTTCCTTGAACAAATAAGTATCACCAGTACAGTCATGTGGATAGTATATAAAACTCCACACATCACGTTCAGTCTTATGAACATCTGTATGTGGTAGGTAATGCATAGGTCTGTCAGCAATATCATGCTGAAGTATACCCCTAGTACGGTAGTTTGTATGGTTAGGTATTATCTCATCTTTAATTTTACTAACCAATCCCATTAAAGAATAATGAACAGGACCATGATGAATCTGACCCATGTTAAGAATTTCTAGAACAAACTGATGATACTTTTTATCATTCCCTAGTTCCATCTCGACTTCTTGTTTAGGGATGCCCATTAAATTGTCATCACCTATTCCATAGTCCATGTTAGGTTGATACAACCAAGGTTGATTGTATTGCATCAAACCAGCTTCTATTTCTCGCTGATAATATTTTCCAACAAAGTCTGGGTAGACTTTGAATTTATTAAATTTTGCAAACATAATATAAAATTTATAAGTTATTTAATCCAGAAGTTTGTAGTTTGTCCCCAAGTAGCTGATCTGTTATTTACACCGTAACCATCACCGAACCATTGAATACCACCCCAACTTGTGTTCTGGTAATATCCCTCACAACAGTTACAGTTGTAGTTTCCAAGAGAAGTAATCTCATATGAACTACCTGATGAAGTACCGTTAGCAGTTCCTATACCCGTAGCAATGTTTCCTAAAGAACCATTACCGAAACCATTACCAGGTGGGTTACTAAACTGAGTACCTGCAGCATAGTATGCCCAGATGTTTGAACTATTGTTCCAGTTACCGCCCTGAGTACTCTTAACATAAGTAACAGTCTTGTATGTACCAGTTCCTTGATTCGGTTGCCTATCGCCAAACCATTGGTCGGCACTATGACTAGACATGGCATAGTTACTGCAACCTGCAGAACTCCAAAGAGATCCTCTATTAGCTGGACTTAAACCATTATATCTGTACATATTATTATTCCACTCTGCATCACCTAGAACTGTCATCGGGGGTAAGTCACTACCACCTTGTCCGTTCTGTGGAAATTCAAAATAGTTACCGTTACTACATCCTTGGTTTGGCCAG